GAGAATGACTGACGAAGACATTGATAACATGAAGAAAGAAATCGATAAAGAAATTAAATCTGGTGAAATTGAAGATAAGGATGAAGAAGAACAAGCGCCTGCGCCTCCACCAGAGCCGAAGCCTGTTCCCGTAAAAGTTGTGCCTGATACTAAAAATGAGGAGTAAGATTATGGCAGAAGACACATTGATTGACGAATTGCAAGCAGAACCTATTCAAACGGATTCTAAGCCTATCGAAGACTTGCTGAAAGCAATTCAAGATCATAACTTTACGCAAGCTGAGCGCCACTTCAACGATATTGTTGGTGATCGTTTGCAAGACACTCTTGATCAAGCAAAGGTTAGAATTGCTTCTGCAATGTATAACGAACCTGAGCCTGAAGAAGACGAAGAAGAAGACTTGCCAGAGTACGAAGAAGACGACGAAGACGAAGACGACGACGAAGACCTCGTCGCTCCAGTTTAAAATTATTTTTTTTATAAATAAATATTAGCCAAAATGATTGTAGATGACACTGTAAGAAAATTATTGGAAAAAGGCGCTAACGCGCATTTGTACGAAGTGATGGGTAATAAGGGCAGATATTTGATGCCCGATAACTTCAGTACAGTCCAATATATGAACACACATGGCCATGTCAATCTTGTTAAGTTTAAGGAGCTTGTAGTTAAGGCGTTCTTAAAGATTGATAAAAATGCGGCGTATCTGAATATGGGTACTGCTGTAGGTCATTTGGAGCTAGCGAACAGATTAATGGGAAGCCCTATTCATATTAGTTCAGTTGAATGGGATGATCAATACGACTGTTGTGAAAAGCTCAGGGAAGTGTTCGAAGTACCGGTTCATTACAGATGCAATGACGTTTTGAAAGATGATTTTGAAATTAGAGATATCAGAACGTATTTTGATTATGTTATTTTAGAAAGATTTTTTCCAGTGTATCGTAGTGATACACATGAAAGAACAGAAGAGGTATTAAGAAAGTTTATACCTTATGCTAAAAGAGCATTAATTGTTGAGTCAGATGGCAACTGGACGAAAGAACAGTGGAACTGGCTCAGCAATAACTCTGAAAGAAGAGTCAAGATTTCAAACGAATGGAACTGCTTTGTAGTTAAATTGGAAAATTTTAAATGAAGACATTTAAGAACATTCGCGAAGCGAAAGGCAAGATGCCTCCAGGGGAGCATGTCTTCAATCAAAAAGTGAATCGTCATTCTGTGATGATCCACAAAGATAATAAAGGGTTCACTGTCTACATTGATGGTGACAAACTAGACACTTATCGTTCTCAGAAAGAAGCAGAGAAGATGGGTGTAGCTTTTGCAAAGGAAATGTAGATGAAACTTATTGCCGAATATATCGATAACGAATTGCAAGTTATCACTGAAGCAAAGAGCAACGGTGACAAGTCCTACGTGATTGAAGGCATCTTTGCACAAGCAGAACAAAAGAATCGTAACGGTCGTATCTATCCTCGCCAAATCATGGAACGAGCAGTAGAAAAATATTCGACCGAACAAGTTGCTAAGAAGCGTTCTGTGGGGGAGTTGAATCACCCCGAAGGACCGACTATCAACTTGGATAAAGTTTCTCACCTTATCACTGACCTTCGATGGGAAGGCAATGATGTGGTTGGAAAGGCACAAATATTGGATACTCCGATGGGCAAGATCGTTAAGGGCTTGCTAGATGGCGGTGTTCAGCTAGGTGTGTCAACTCGTGGCATGGGTAGTCTTGAGCAAAGAAATGGCACAATGTATGTACGTGACGACTTTATTTTGAATACTGTCGATATCGTACAGGATCCTTCCGCACCAGCGGCTTTTGTAAATGGTATCATGGAAGGCGTTGAGTGGATTTGGAACAACGGTGTCATTCAAGCGCAAGAAATTGAAAAAATGGAGACTGAAATTAAAGCCGCTCCGAAAAAGCATCTCTACGAGACGCAAGTTCGCGAGTACAAAAATTTCCTCTCGTTGCTCAAATCAAACTTTAAGGAGTAAAACATATGTCTAATCTAGACCAAAATGTTGAGCTTCCTGTCGATGAGGACAACCAAATCGAGGAAGCGAGTGCTCAGAAGATGCCTGTAGGTACTGAGGCAGATTCTATTGCGTCTGTGGATAAGACGGATACTACTAAGAAAGCTCCCGCCCGCAAAGGCGATAGCACTAAGCAGGATCCGATGCCAAAGACCAAAGCAGGAATGCTTAACGCAATGTACAGCAAGATGGCTGGTATGAAAAAAGACCAACTTCATGCAATGTACAGCAAGATGGAAGGTTTTGAAGTAGACGAAGACGGTGAAGCAGTTGAACTGCCCGAGTTTTCTTATACTGACGAACTTGACGCGCTTGTGGAAAGCGAAGCAACATTGTCGGATGAGTTCAAAGCGAAAACTGCTGTGATCTTTGAAACTGCTATTCGTTCTAAGCTTGCTGAAGAAATTGAGCGCTTGGAAGATGAGTATCAAACCCGTCTTGACGAAGAACTGGATGCTACGCGTACAGACCTCGTTGAGAAAGTTGATAGCTACCTCAACTACGTTGTTGAGAACTGGATGCAGGAAAACAAGCTCGCTGTTGAAGCTGGGCTTCGCACTGAAATCGCTGAAGATTTCATGGGCAAACTGAAAGACTTGTTCGTTGAGTCTTACATTGACGTTCCTGAATCCAAAGTTGACCTAGTTGATGAGTTGGCCGAACAAGTTGAAGAGCTTGAGCAGAAGCTCAACGCACAAACGGCTAACGTTATTGAAATGTCTGAGCAGGTTGAAATGTATCAGCGTGAGGCTGTAATTCGTGAAGCCGCACGTGATCTCGCCGAAACTCAGGTTGAAAAACTTAAGTCTCTCGTAAGTTCACTTGACTTTGAAGACGAAGATTCCTTCGCACAAAAAGTTAAGACTGTGAAAGAGTCCTACTTCAAGAAAACGACTGTTTCTACCGAAGAAGAACTGATCGAAGACTGGGATACTGACCAGACGCGCCAAGTTTCTAGCGTGATGGACATGTATCTTAACGCCATCAAAAAAACTAATAAGTAAGGAGTACTGCAATGACTGTACAAGTGTCTTATGACAAACTGATTGAGAAATGGTCTCCCATTCTCGAAGAATCTTCTGCTGGTGAAATCAAAGATTATCACCGTAAAGCTGTAACGGCGGCTGTTCTTGAGAACCAAGAAAATGCTTTCCGTGAAGAAGCTGGTATGCTCGCAGAAGCACCGACTAACACTAACTTCACTGCTACTGGTGCCGCGGCTGGCGTAACTGGCGCAAACTGGAACCCCGTTCTGATTGCTCTCGTTCGTCGTGCTATGCCTAACCTGATGGCATACGACCTCGCAGGCGTTCAGCCTATGACTGGTCCTACTGGCTTGATCTTCGCAATGAAGTCTCGCTACAAGACTACTCGTGGTGGTGCAACTACCGGTACTGAAGCATTGTTCCAAGAAGCACACACTCCGTTCTCTGGTGACTCTTCGATTTCTCAAGACTCGGCAGACAAAGCTGGCAACAAAGGTCCTTCTGGTCTTGCTGGCGTTTCTGACACCGACGGTGACTCTTCTATCGTTGACTCTGGCTCGACTTACGTGCCTGGGGTTGGCGGTGGTATGCCTACCGCTGATGCTGAAGCACTCGGTTCGACCGGTTCTGCATTCGCAGAAATGGGCTTCACCATTGAGAAGGCTACTGTTACTGCTAAGAGCCGCGCTCTGAAAGCAGAATACAGCCTTGAACTTGCTCAGGACCTGAAAGCAATCCACGGTCTTGACGCAGAGACAGAACTTGCGAACATTCTCAGCACTGAAATTCTTGCTGAAATCAACCGCGAGATTATCCGTACGATCAACGCTCAAGCCAAGATTGGTTGCCGTCAAGCTGGTCTCCAGACTGCTGGTATCTTCGATCTTAGCACTGACGCTGACGGTCGTTGGTCTGTTGAGAAGTTCAAGGGTCTGTTGGTTCAACTTGAGCGTGAAGCAAACGTAATCGCTAAAGAAACTCGTCGCGGCAAGGGCAACATCGTTGTGTGTTCGTCTGACGTTGCTACGGCTCTTGTTGCGGCTGGTATGCTCGACTACGCTCCTGCTCTTAGCACGAGCCTTCAGGTTGACGACACTGGCAACACCTTCGCAGGTGTATTGAACGGTCGTACTCGCGTCTATATCGATCCGTATGCAACTTCTGACTACGTGACGGTTGGCTACAAGGGTACTAACCCCTACGACGCTGGTGTGTTCTACTGCCCCTACGTGCCTCTGCAAATGGTACGTGCGGTTGGTGAGAATGACTTCCAGCCTCGCATCGGGTTCAAGACTCGCTACGGTATGGCTTCCAACCCCTTCGTTGGTGCTACTCCCGCAGACGGGCTTGCTACGAACCGTACGAACCAGTACTACAGAATCTTCCGCGTGGACAACATCCTCGCCTAAGCATTCTAAAAAGAGCGAGGTTCACTCGCCACTTTCAAAGCGCCCTTCGGGGCGCTTTTTTTATGCGTATAAATATAGATAACATTTTCTTTCAGGTATTTCAAAATGGCTGACTTTACTTGCGATCCAAGTTATCTTGCTCCAACAGGTTTTAAGGTAGCGCTTGATCGAAAGAACTATCCCAACATTCAGTTCTTTGCACAACAAGTGCAACATCCTGCTATGGACATTAATGCAACTGAACAATCTTATCGTAGAATTGGTGCTGTTATTACACCTGGTGATACGCTGGGTTTTGGTACGCTTTCGATGGACGTTCTCATGGACGAAAACATGAATGTTTATCAAGAAATCTATGACTGGATGCACAGACTAGTCGAAGATAAAACAAAAGAAAACACAGGTAGAATGTTTAGTGGTGATGATGAACTTTCGTCTTATTGTGACGTGCGCGTATCTGTACTGACAAGTCACAACAACATTTCAAGAACGTTCAAGTATGTAAATGCATTACCGACAACCCTTGGCGATATTACGTTTGCATCGACACAAGAAGGGCAATATATCACGTTCCCAGTTTCTTTTCGATTTGATTACTTTGAGTTTGTGTGATATAATATAAAGTCTTTAATTACATTATGAGGTAAGAATGAATCTGCAAAAAATTTTAGAGGGTTGGAAGATCGACTCACACATTGAGTTTAACAAATTGGATGTGTCTTCGCAAGAGACTCCTAAACTACACGCTAAATATCTAGAGATGTACAGTACAGCCAAGCTGAAACTCAAAGATGCTGAGTTTAAACAGAAACTTTTATTGAAAGATAAATGGTTGTACTACAACGGCAAGATGCCTGTTGAAACTGTGATTGAAAAAGGTTGGAATCCCGACCCTTTTGATGGTCTTAAAATTCTCAAGGGTGAAATGGATCATTACTATAATAGCGATCCCGAGATTATGGCAAGTGAAGCTCAGATTGCTTATTTAAAAGAAACCGTAGATACCTTGAAAGAAATTTTAGATCATATCAAATGGCGACACTCGACTATCAAAAATATGCTAGATTGGAAAAAGTTTGAGGCTGGTTTTTAGTGCGCACACTACTAATGAGCGATGTTCATATCGGCTTTAAATTCTCAAGAGCAAAGGATGCTGTTGATGTATTAGAGAATGAGAAGTTCGATAGACTGATACTCGTTGGTGATATATTCGATATTGAAAACATGATGAAACGCCCATACTGGGACGAACATCACACAGAGTTTCTTAAAAAGATTCTCAAGCTTGCAAAGAAGATGGATGTGATCTATGTAATAGGTAATCATGACTATCCATTATACTATCTTCAAGAGTACACTGACAAATTGGCTAAGATTCATCTATGTCGTGAGTTCGAATACGAATCTGGTGGTAAAAAGATAACTTGTGTTCACGGTGATCAGTTCGATTCTGTGTCACATAAATTACAGTCGATAGGTGATTTCTTTTATAATTTACTTCTGCATCTCAACACATTTGTGGCTAGAATTCAAAAACTGTTTGGTATGAAATACTGGTCGCTGAGTAAATGGTGTAAAGATAAAGTTAAGAGTACTATCAACAAAGCCTTCTCAATCGATGATAAACTCAGGCATCTAAATAACAGCGATGTTGTGGTGTATGGGCACACTCACATGCCTTATGTCACTGATGATTTGGTTAATACGGGTACGTTTGTTGAAATAGCAACGTATGTGATTGAAAAAAACGGCGTGTTCACGCTGAAGGATTTAGACGAATGTTAAAGGATTTGGTGACTATTGTTGTCCCATGTAAAAACGAAGAAGACTATATTCAACACTTGCTTTATGGTTTATCACAACAGATTGGTACCCACGGCATTCGTATTATCATCGCAGACAAGTCAGACGATGATACAAGGTCTGTCATACATCATTATGGCACTCAATACAAGTTAAACTATGAGATTGTAGAAGGCGGTCCAGTATCCGAAGCGAAGAACAATGGTGCGAAACTAGTAACAACACCTTACGTTCTGTTCATTGATGCTGATGTTCGATTCTTCTCAAACAGAGTCATATTCGATACTGTAACACAGTTACAGAAAGAAGACTTGGATTTAATCGGTTTAAGTATCAAGTGTTATGATGATGACAGAGTGGCTAAGATAGGATTCTCTATCTTCAATGTAGTCAATCGAATCATGTCTCGTTGGATACCATTTGCTGTTGGGGCTTACATGTTGACCCGAACTGACAAGTTTCGCGAACTAGGGGGATTTCCGGCCAAGTATTCAACATCTGAAGATTTCTTTTTATCGAAGATGTATGACCCCAAACGATTCCGTATCGCAAAACATTACTTCGGTCAAGACAGTAGACGATTCAAGAAGATGGGATATTTTGGAATGTCTTGGTACCTTATCAAGAACTTTATCAATCGCAATAACAGCAGGTATTGGGAAGAGAAAGACTTCTCTAAATATTGGGACTAATGCAGATTATTAAACTCAAAATGAAAGATCATGCGATGCTTCAGTTGACGGAGTGTGAACCACATATCGTCTCTGAATTGTCAGAGCATTTTACTTTCGAAGTCCCGGGCGCTAAATTTATGCCGGCTGTAAAGAAGCGCCTGTGGGACGGCAAGATTCGCATGCTTGATCGCAACACTGGGCAGATTAATGCGGGCTTGTATTGGGCGATTAAGAAGTTCTGCATGGAACGTGG